AACATTTCTATCTCTAGGAATGATTGCTCCTGCTATATCAACTGTTCCTTTAACAAGTTCATTGTTAAGGTCTAGTAATTGTTGTGGGCTAACACATAATACAGGTTGGTTCATTGGTGCATGATTATCATACATCCTCTTTAACGCACCTGAAATAGTTTTGAAACTAAGTACTTGTGCAGAACCTGTTCCATCACCTGATGTGTCGTTGTAGAAGCAGTTACCACCTAGTGGGTTTACTGCTGCTGCGTTGTTAGCGTTCTTGTTTAGTGAAATCCACACATCAAGACCATACATTTCTCTAGTTCCTGACCCAGGTGTGGTATTAGCACCATCTGAGAAAGAACCATTGAATGCAAACCACTCAACTTCTCTTGCTACTTTTTCCATTGCTTTTTCAAGCTGTAATGCAAATTCATCATTAATAGCGTTTCCACCAAATAATCCTTGTGCAGCACCTGCTGTTGTTGTTCCATCACCATCTGATTGGTTAGTGATGTTAGCACTAAGTGTGAAAGGATTTTGGTTTCCTGTTGAAGCTAAAGCTGTGTATGTCATTTGAACACCCTTATGGAAAATCTGAGTTACATAAGTGTATGCAGCTCTGTCTCTTCCGAGATATTCTGTAGGTGACGCACCTTCTTGACCTTTTGTAGGTTCAGAAGAAATTGTTGCATTATCTTCTACTTGGACTTGCCAATATGTAGAGTTTAATACTTTGCCACCATTCAAACCACCAACTGCTGAGAGCAATGGAGTTCTTTGACCACCAACTTTAAACAATTCACCAGTAAAGTTATTAATGTTTTGTGCATAAATCGTACTGTTAGTTAACGATATGTCTGCCATTTTTATCTTCTCCTATAAATTATTTTTTTGTTAATACTTTTTTTTTGGAAGAAGATTTAAACTGTTTAGGTTTTATCTGCTTCCATAGCATTGAGTTTTGCTGTTATGGATTGTCTAATTGTTCCTTTAGATTCAACCTCACGAATTTGTCCTACGACATCTTCGTCATACAGTTCTGCTACAGAATTTTGTTGGATATTCTCTAGGCGATTTTGACTTTGTTCTACCTGACTCTGTTTAACATTATCTTGTATTCTGTCTTGTTGCCCAAATTCAACTCCAAATTCATCTGTTGCATACTGTTTGAGATTGTCAACTGTTAAGTCACCTTCAAACATCATATCAACTGCTTTTCCTACACCTTTTGAAGGGTCAAGACCTGCTTGTTTAAACACATCTTGTCTCTCTTTTGCTTCAAAGTTTGCGATTATACCTTCATAAGTTTCGAGTTTTTCTCTCATCTCTTTCCAGTTCTTATCGCTAGTGTCTGAGTTTATTTGCTCTTCTGCCATTATTCTATTGTCCTTACTTCATACTTTTTTTTACAAGAGATGTACGAGTTATCTCTGCCTATTTTTTTTACACTACTTATTTTTATTTGACAGGTCTTGTAAGTAGGCATCAAGACCGAATACAAAACGAAGGTCAAGTTTAACCCCCAGACCTATCTACAGGGCTTAAATTTATTATATCATATTTAGAAAGGATGCAAGTTGTTTAAACAACTATTGTTCTATAAGACCTGTAACTTGTCCTTGTTGAGTTTGTCTTGAACCTGCTGCAGCAGAACTCTGTGATGATTGTTGTCTTAGTATGTTAGATATATTTGTAAGGTCTTCCATATCTCCAAGTTGTAATCCTTCAACAATGTCTTGTACATCTGGTATATCTCTGCCTTGTGCTAATGCTGCTTGTTGTATATTTTGTACTTGATTAAACGCTTGTCTAGCAGCTCCAGGGTCTATTCCTTGTTGCCTTAATGCTTCAACTGCTTCTACAGAAATCTCTGTTCCTGCTAATAATGCTTGACCACCTATCTGTGCTCTAATAACATTTTGTGAAACTATATCTTTTGCTGAAATAGTTCCTGATATAATACCCTCACCTATCTTAGGGTCTATTGCACTAGCAATTATTTCTGCATCAGTCAATGTTCTGTTAAAGTTTCTTTGATAAAATTCTTTTACTTCTGGTATTCCACTCAAAATATTTGTATACACATTATTAATTCTTGTTCCCAATTCATCAGGTGATGTAATATTATCTACTAATTGTTTCTTTCTTTCGTCAGTTAATATCACATCTGCATTAATACCTAACGCTTCAAACTTTCTTTTATAACCATCTATTAATTGTGAGTATTCTGATTCTGTATATTTTGTAGTAACACCATCTGGATTTAAATTACCTGGATAAAAACTTTGATAAGCATTAGATGTTCTAACTGCAGTTATTGCTTGTTGTCTATCATTACCTGATTCTACAAAAGCACTAACATATATATCTAACAACTCATCTGGTAATAAGTTTCCAAATTTTTGTTTAGTTTTGTTTTTTAAATTTTGTAATCCTGCTGTTGTTATGTTAGCCATTATGTACTAAACCCTCTCTGTACTCCAGTTTCACTTACACCTACTGATGCTGCTAGATTATCTGACATATCATCTACTACTTTTTCTATGTTGTTGTTTAAACCATAAGCTGTTAGTTCTCTGTCTGCATTAGTTTGGTCGTTAGCTAATAATACATTTAACCAATTCTGTGATGTTTCATCTATTCTTTCACCTAAAAATTGAAAGGAATAATTTTGCCATGGTGCTGCAATTTGTCTGTAAGTTAAATTCTCATCATAAATATCTGAATTAAATAATACTTTTCTTTGTGCTTTTAATTCCTCTCTTAACAAATCTGCACCTACATCTGAGTTCTCAGCATTTCTAATAATACCTGCATAAGTTTCTAATGTCGCTTCATCTAAAGAACCATATACTGGACCTAACCATTCTTGTGCTAAACTTCTTGCTGCTGCATAACCTGTTCTGGTTTGGTCTACTTCACCTTTACCTGATAACCATGTACTTATTCTTTCATCTACTTGTATACCTGAGGTTGTATCTGATAACGCTTCTATTTGTTCTGTTGCTTTTACAGAATCAAACTCTCCAAATGTTACTTTATCTGCAAACCACTCAGCTAGTGAGTTACCATTGGCATCTCTAATTTTATCTGCATTAGCAATACCTGCTTTTTTCATTGTCTCTAAATATAAAATTCTATTTTGTTCAAGTGTTCTCTTTGCATCAGCAGGAAAATCTGCATCTCCAATACCTCTACCCTTAGATGCAACTAACCAATCTCTTTCTTCTTTAGTACTGTTATTCCACCAATCAGTATTAGACCATTCCTCTGTAGTAATATCTCTATCTTCTACATATCCTTCTACCCATAACTTAAACATTTGGTCATCATTCTTAAGCCATGGTCTACCGATTGTTGCTTTGTCAAAGTTATCTACAAAACCAAAGAATGGACTCATGCCTGAAGTAATTACTTTTTCATCTAGTTCTCTAACATTTCCAAAATAAACTGAGCTAGTCCACATTTCATCTGTTGCTTGTACAACATCAGGTCTTTGCCTACCACTGTATAACATATCTAATTCTTCATCAGATGCTACATAACGCATAAATATCATTGTATTTGGTACTTGCCAAACTACATTCTTTTCGCCATTGTATTCCCATATCTGACTGTTAACAAAACTTTCTGGGTCATCTGCTGCTCCACTACCTGTATCAGTTCCATCACCTCCACCACCACCACCAGTTTCTGGTGCTTCTGTTATTGGATTTCCTTGTGCATCTAATCCTAGGTTAACTCCATCTCCTGGTGGATTGTCATATATATATGGACCTGCTTCTGGTGCATCTGGATTTGTTTCACCTTCTGGTCCTGGTTGTCCTAATAAATTAAATTTTGTACCTTTAGGTCCACCACTACCAGTATTACTTTCCACTAAAGTTTCTGCAACTTGAAATGGTGCAGTGCCTTGTCTGTATTCAGAACCATACATACCTATTGGGTCTTCATAATCTGGTCTACTTAATTGTGTTCCTGGGAATAATGGTCTACCACCTGGTGTAAGTTCTCCTTCAGGTTGGCTTGTAGTAGGAGTTACTGTTGTGTTTCTACCAGAGTTAGCTCTTTGAAATAATCTTTTTTCTGTTTCTGATAATGCAGGAGGTGTAAAACCAGACTTAACTCTTTTATCTCTAAACCCTTGCATAGCAATAATTTCATCATATTCTAATTTAGAAATACGACCACTTGTTAAATCTATTAATAACTGTCGTTGTTCTTGTGGTGTTAATGCCATTATTTATTCTCCATAGTATTATAGTAGCTGTTAGAAGCTGCTGTGTTTGTACCTAATCTATTAGTTATATTAGCAGCTTCATTAAAAGCATAATCAATTATAGGTTCACTTATCTTCCATGACAACGACCATGTATCAGATATCTCACCAAACTCACTAAATGTATCTTTACCTAACTGTTTCCAATCAACATCTTTTTCTTCACCAATACCTGCTACGCCTTGTTTTTCTGCAGCTTTTTGTAATGCTGATGCTGCATCAACAGCTAATACTGACAATTCATAAAACACATAAGCTGATAATGCAGGTGCTGCTATTGCTGCTAATCCTATTCTTGGTAATACTCTTGTTAAACCCTGCATAATAGCTACATCACCTGGGTCTAAAACTCCTGCTGCTGTATTAAATGCTTTACCTACTATTTTTTTAGAAGTTTTCCATAAACTGTTTGACATTTCTGGATTTGTATTTGCTAACTGTGCTGTCTTGTCTACACCATTTTTATCTACTATTTCAGTTACATCTTCTACTACATTACCTGCAGCATTTATAATTTCTTCAGGCATAAGTGCTACTTTCTGTGATGCAAATGGTCTATCAGCAGGTTTAATATATCCTGTGTCTGTCTTACCTAGTAGGTTTCCATCAGCATCTCTCATGTGTGGACCATAATTAGTAAAGGTGTTTTGACCTAATGTTTCTGTAGTCATAACTCTTCTAGCGTCTGAAGAATACATCTCTTTATGAGCTAACCATGCGTTGTACTCACCTATTGGACCAAAGGTATTACCTCTCATACCATGTCCAAAGGTGTCATGTACAGCTCTAAAGACATCATTCTCTAGCATTACTCTTCCATTAACATCTTGATACCTTGACTCAGCTAACATAGGATTTAATTGACTTGTGTTTCCATCCCCAAATGAATCTGCTGTAGCTAATACTTTTAACCTACCATTTTCCATATCGTTTATCATTAGTTGGTGACCTACTTTATTAGGTGAGTATGGGTCTACATCAACCATTTCAAATTGAATACCTGCATCTAATAATGTTTGGTACTGCATGTTAGTTTCTTGAATAAATTTTCTATAATAAGGTATTGCTGCTTCATCAAACATAGGTAATTTTTCAAACACATCTGATGCTGCTGCACCTAACTCATCATTAAATATCATTGCAGGTTTAAACTCTGGGTCAGAATACCCCATTACCTTGTGGTAGTTTTGTGCTACTTTCCTAATCCTATCGCTAGATATAGATAGACTGGAATCTTCCATAACTCTTAGTGTTTGATTAGGAGGTGTGTTGTCTAATTTTACTTTATATCCATCACTACCATCACCCATATCAATGCTTATTAAATCTTTTGGAACATATAACTCTAAAGTACTGCCTACTGGTAGTCCTCTTCTTAAAAGATTTGTCATTCCTGCTTCTTTTAAAACTCCATTTTCCATCACAATTACTTTTAATCCTTGATTTTTTAAATCATTTATTAATTTTGCAGATGGTCCTGCATGTAATCCTGCAGGGTCTGTTACTTCTAAAGTAAAAGGTTTGTAATCATCTACATTAAAAGTTTCTACATTTGTAGGCGTGTCTATTGTAGGTGCATCTGATATTGTTGTGCTTGATACTTCACCTTCTAAAACATCTGTTATATCAATTCTATTTTTAAATAAATCTGCGTCATTTATTGGACCTTCCAACATACTGTATATTTCAGTATTAGGATACATATTATTCATCCCAGGTATTGCTAATTCAGGATAAAATGCTTCTATTAATTTATCTGAAGCACTTGAATTAGCTTCAATAAAATCAATTACTTTTTGTCTTGTTAAATCTTTGACTTTTCCACGAGCTCCACCTTCAAAATTTGTTTGAGCGTCTATTTTTTCATAAACATTTAAGTCATTTTCAGCTAAACCAAATTCTTCTCTTAACTCATTAAATACTTCAAGACTAAATTTACGAGTTAAATCTTGGAGTATTTCTGGTAACTTGTCATCTAATAACTGTACGATAGGTGGTACAACATCACCTCTTTGACCAAGACCTGCATACTGATGGTAAGCATCATTCATAGTTATATTTTCAGTTAACTCTAGGTTTTGATAATCACCTAACAAATATACATTGTCTCCTAATACATATTCTTTAGCTTTTATATTAAATTCATTTGTCCACCATGTGTGCATGTCACGCAACTCACTTAGGTTTTGAGGTGGAGTGTATTGTCTTTTACCTTTAAAATTTTGTGGTTCAACACCTATTTGATTCCATTCTATTGCTACATCAAGTTCATCTTTCCACATAGAGTCTGCTTCAATATTTTCTAACAATTCAATTATGTCTAGTCCATGATTCATTAGAACTCTTTGCTCTACGCTTTCAGGAAAGACATGCCTAATACCTCTAACAATTTCACCCCTAATTACTCTTCTTGAAACACCATCAATCATATCAAAAGCAGCACCTTTTAAATTAACATCTCCAGAACTTGGATTTTTTTGCCAATTTCTTATGCTCCGATTTACCAAATTTGTAGCTTGTTCTACAGTATAAGAAACCTCTTCAAACTTTCTTATCAAATTTCCATAACCTGAACCTGCAAAATTAAATATTTTTTGACCTGAATCAACATTTAATTTTGCTGCATCCATATAAAATTCTACAAGTTTATTTGTAATTTTTTTTGTAGATAACTCGTTAAGATTATCTGTAATAAAATTAGCAATTATTTGACCTAAATCTCCATGGTGTAGGTCTTGTTTCATAAAAATGTTTAAAGCTCTTTGCCTAAGAGCTTGTGCTGTTCTATTACCTAATGCTTTTCCACTATCGTCAAGAAAAATACCATCAAAAAGATTACTAACAATTTTGTCTTTTTCTTGAATTACTTGTTGTCTATTCATCAAGGTCTAATTCTGAGAACCAAGTCTCAAAAGGGCTTTCAAGAGAAAAATATTTATCATCTTGTTCGTCTAAGTATTTTTCCCATTCAGGTTTTTTATCTGGCATTATCTACCTAATAATTTAAATGCTATTTCTAATGCTTTATTAAAACTTATACCGACTTGTGGTCCTACTCCAGGCACGACTGGTGCGTGACCTGCAATATTTTTTTGTTTATTTACTTGTGCTTCTAACATTTGTCTGACTCTACCATACGCTTTATTTTGTGCAGCTAAAGGTACTTGTGATGTGTAGTCCATCATTTGTGATGGATTAATACGAGGTGTTCTAACCCTTTCTGCATCAGTTGGTTGACTTGGGTCAAATCCTGGTACTATTTCCTGTGGTGATTCATAATCTGGATTTAGTTCTTCTTCCATAGTAGCTGTAGTATCTGTTGTGACTTCTTTGTTATTTATCAAATCTTTCTCTGCTGCTTGTCTATCAATTAAACCAGGGTACTTTTCTTTATCACTATCTGATAAAGTGTTATCCCAAGCCTCATTAATAGCATCTGCATCTCCACTAGCTACTGTCTCATATAAACTTTTTGATTTTACTTTCTCTGGTCTGTTAAATGTTCCCACTACCATGCCATCATATTGACCTTGTGTAAATGTTACACCATAATTTTTCATTCTTTGATTTACAATTCTTTCAATTTCTTCTAAATCAGCCAATAACAATTCATTAGCTTTTTCTTCATCAATAGTGTCTCCTAATTCAAATTGTTCACCACCACTTAAATTACTATGTCCATAACCAATAGATACAGATTCTCCATCTTGATATGCTTTTAATTCTAAGGTCTCATATTCTTTTATAATCTCTATTGCAGGTGGTGATATTTCCATTTCCATTATGTTAACCTCTGTACTGGTTGTGATTCAGCAGATTTTAATCCTGCTAAGTTTCTTTGCATTCTATAGAATGTTTGGTCTTCTACATTTGCTTGTCTTTGTAATTCTTCTCTAGGTTCAAATATTTCATCTAGTACATCTTCTCCACCTTCTGTAAGAATATCTATATCTGGTTCGTCAGCTCCTGTACCTGGTGTTTGAATTGCTTGACCACTCTGTATATCGTAACTTAAAGTAGGTGATGTTCCTGCTTCTAGTCCTGTAAGTGATTGTCTAAACTCTTCTGCAGGTCCATCTGTTAATTTAGCTGTAATGTATTGTTTCTCATAATTTGATAATGGTGAACCTTTTCTTGTTTCTGCTTTACTTACCATTTCGTCAACAAATTCATTTAGAGCCTCATCACCAAAACTATATCCACCACCTAGTGCTGATAACTGTGAACCTTGTGTTGCACTTGCTAATACTTTTAGTCCTGCTACCCATGACATTTGTCCACCATTGTTCATAGAAAACTCCATAGCAGCTTTTATTCCTTTAAGATATTCATTATCTATTTCTGCACCTACAGTTTTATTTAAATCTATAAGTCCTGCAGCAGCTAATAAATTTTTAGTTTGTACTCTAATGTATGGTGTTTGCATTCTTGCTTGTGCTCCTATATCTACAGGCATATACACATAATTGTACGCAGCACCTTGACCTAACAATTCTCTTCTTTGTGATTGATATTCGTCAGATGTTAAAAACTCTTCAACAGGTACTAGCTTTACAGTAGGTCCTGCTTCTGGGTCTTGATTTTCTAATTGAACTTCATACTCTTTAAGATACCCATTACCTAATGGTGTTTTAGTACTTGAAGTTGTTCCATCTAATATAGATTCTATTCTTGTGTAAAAGTCTTCATCAACTCCACTGCCACCACCTGTTGCATCACCACTGCCTACTCCACCAAAAGGTTGAGTAGTAGTAGTTGTAGTCTCTATATGTCCTGGTACATGTGGCATATTATTCCTCTAATCCAAACTTAGTTAATTCGTAACTGAATATCTCTTCAAATATTACCAAAAATTTAGGATTATTTCTTCCTATTTCTTGTGCTTTTGTAAATAACTGGTTTCTTACTTCTTGTGCCTGTATAGAATCGTTTGTGCTTATCCACCTCATAGCATCTTCTTCTATAGGATAACCTTTGCTATCTGCTACTGCATCTATAGCTTGTGCTCTATAGTTTAAATATAGTTGTATTTCTTTTTTGTTATCAAAATTTGCAAACCTTGGGTCATTTACAGCTCTTTCTAAATAATCTATAAGCACATTATTTGGCACTCCTGTTTCGTAATCAGAACCTAATACTTTATTTAATTCTGTTGAATTACCATAAGCCATAGGAAACATCTTTGACAAATCAGATTCTATTAATGCAAACTTGGCTTTCTTTCTAGCTATTCTTTCACCTGGGTCTACTGTACTGTTATCAATTACAGTGGACCAGTAATCTTTACTAGCACTTTCTATTGCACTAGCAAGAAATGTCTGTGTTGATAAGTAAAATTCATTAGGAGTCTTAGGTTTAAACAATCCTAAGTTAGATATGTAACTTACTCCACCATATTCTGTAGAACCTTCATCTAAACCAGGTGCAAAATAAACTAATACAGGACCAAATTCATCAGCTAGTTCTGGATTATCTAATACGAAATTGTATTCTGGTGTTGTTCTAGGTAACCTACCACCCTCTGATACATTCTTACCTTTAACTTGTAAAGCTACAGTAGTGAAACCTTCTGACAAATCTCTTTGGTCAAGTCCTAACAATTTAGCTACTTCTAGCAATGCGTAAAACTCACCTTGTTGTCCTAGTGTCATTACATACTCATCTTTAATGTCTTGGTAAAAAGCATGTATAACAGATAGCTCAACAAAGTTATTATAAACTAAACCAGTATCTTCACCATTTTCTCCATACCATTCTTTAAATGCTACTTCGTTACCTTCTATTGCGTATAACACTGACAGTCTAGGTATAAATGGGTTAACAAATCTATCCCATGCTTTTAATTGAAAATAATTTGCAGCTAACACCATAGCAACTTCTTCTAGTGCTTTTACATTGTCTGCTAAATCTGGTCTTAATATAGCTGCATGTTGATAAGCAGAATCTATTGAAGACAACCATTGGTCTTCGTCTAAACCTGCTGTTCCTAAATTAGTAGCTATGTTATTTAACATTTGTTTTCCTACAGATGGTATTAGTGTTTCAAGTAATATACCTGGCACATCTCCTATGGAATCATAGTTAGCACCACTTAATTCAAATCCACCGAATATATATTTTTCTAAATTCTTTTTTGCTTTTGGTTTATCTCTAAGCAGAACACCTACAGGCAAAGCAATAGCAGGTCCTACAGGTGGGAACAATCCACCACCACCAACATTTAATGCACTAAGTGGTATTCCTCTTTTAGCAATTATCTTAGAATCAGAAATTGCCATATCATCTGTAAATGCTCCTCTACCTTCTGTTTTAACATAATCTTCAAATGGTGTTCCACCTACAGGTACAATAAGATATTTTTCTCCTGCAGAATCTTCGTATATAAAATTATGTTCTATACCTTTTCTATAACCAAATCCTATTTGTGCTGCAGCTTTTGGATTAGCTAAACCTAAATTATAGTATCTACCTAATACTTCACGCCATGCTTCAAAGAATGCAAAGCCAACTCTATATGCTTGTGAAAAGAACCCTCTTTCTGTTAAGTTGTATAACAACCTTGAGTGCAATTCAAAAGCATACTCTACGCCTCTTTCGTGTAAATCTTCAAACGACATAACCCTTGGTGTTGTAGCAGATTTAATATCAGATAAATCTAACATAGATTGGTAATCACCACTAAATGTTCTTTGACCAAGTATTGGGTTTGTTTGTGGTTTAAGTATTTGTACGACTCCTGCTTTTTGGTCTACTATAGCTTTTATTCCTGCAGATTCTAATACATCATTACCTATAACTTTTGCAGAAGTAGCAGCATTTGTTATTGCTCTACTGCTAGGTAGTATTTTCTTTTGTGAACCTATTAATAAATCTTGTCCTGCTCTTCTTATAACATCATAAGCACCTGATGCTTGTTGAGTTCCTATTGAACCTTGATAACCTGCAGTGGTAACATTTCCAACATATTGTTGTTTACCAATTATTCCTAAGTATTGTGCTTTTGCTAAGGCTTCATCAGTTCCATCTACTACTGTTGCTGATACACCTTTTTTAATTTTTATAGTTACATCTAAATGTATTACATCTCCATCTACCCAACCACCTAGAAAATGGTCTTCTTTCTTTAACAAAGTTTTATGTTTAATTATAAAATCACTAATTTCTTCTTTAGTTAAAGTTCCAGTTTTTACAAGTGACTTAGATGGATATGGTGATACATAATAACCTGGTTGATGATTATTTTTTGGTGTACCTAAATCTATACTAAAACCTTCATGGTGTGCGTCTGCCCAATCAAAAGCATTATCAATAGCATCTTCTGTTTCTTTTTTACCTCTTAATATAGGTCTGGATTTTTTAGGTCCTATAACTCTATTTAATGTGCTTGGACCTACATCTCCACTTTTTGATAGTTTACCTTTTTGCAATTTTTTTTGTAATCCTGACAAATTGTATTCTCTACCACTAATTCCAAGTATGTCGTATAAATCTTTTCTTGTTATTGGTAAATCAAATTTACCTTTACTACCTGCAAGGTACTCTAATGCTTCATCTACTAATGCTCCTGCGTTTACGCTTTCGTCTAAATTATTACTTATTGCATTTACTAAAGCATCTCTATTAGGTATAGCTCCATCTATTATTGCTTCGCTTTTGTTAACAGAAAAGTTATAAACACCTATCTTACTTCCATCATCACCAAGCCTGTAGTCTGCAACTGCTGATTGTTTACCAAATACTTTTAATTCTGTATTGTAAATATTTAAATCAAATGTTAATTGGTCATTTAATGAATCTATTCTTTTTAAATAAGCAATACTTTTTTGACCTTCTGGTGAATATGCAATAACAGATAACGAATCACCATTGTCATATACCTTTATAGGCACTGTTCTTTCTGTTACAGCTATGTCTGGTGCTAAATCTTTTATAGCGTCATATTCTTTTTGTACTTGTTTAAACAAATCGTCACTTAACTTAACACTTGATTCTGGGTCTAAGTGTGCATTCATTATTCTGTTTAGACCTGTCTTACTTGTAAATGGTAAACCTGCTTCTACAAAATGTTCGTATGCTTGTTTAAACAGTGGCACTCTAATTAAATCTGACTCTACTTGTGCTGTAGCAAAAAACAATGCGTCTAAAGCTCTTTGATAACCTTTTCTTTCATCTAGTTCTGGTCTTGCTTTAGGTACTTGGTCAGGTAAGTTTTGTCTATTTTTATTTACTAACTTTTTAATTTTTGCATTGTACACACCCAAATTGTCTGGTGTCATTGAGTCTGGACTACGCAAGTCTATATTGCCAACTTTACCAGTAGCTATAATATCTTTTAGAGCTTGGTCTCCACCTGATATGTTGTTAATTGATTGATAATAATGTTTAGCTAATTTTAAATAATCTTCTTCTTTAGTAACTATTGGCATTATTCCTTTAGCAAATACATTTCTTGATTGCATCATTTTGTTTGCTTGTTCTATAATGTTTTGCACTGCAGGTGTTTCCTGATAAAACTTAGCTATGTCTGTATAATCTAAACCTTGTTTCATTAAAGCTGCTGTTATAACTGCTAAATCATCATCTACATATTCAAATAAATATTCCTGCATTGCTTCTATATATTCATCTGCAAGTTGAAAATCTATAACTTCACCTTCTGGTGTTGGAACATTTCTTGTTCCTACTTTATTTATTAAGTCATACCCTGTGTCTGGAGTTCTTCTACCAAATGCAAATGTTGGTGAAGCAGATGACAATGAGTTTAATTCTGGTATTCCATAGTCTGCACTGTCTTGTAAAACACCCAGTGCTTTTCTTATTGATGCAGGTATCTTTTCGTTAAGACCTTGTAGTTTAGGATTTTTAAATTCTAATTTTCTAGTAATTTTATATGGTCCTACTAATGATGTATCTGGTGTATATCCAACTGCTCTAGCTACAGCACCTTGTGCATCATTAAATAAAAACCTTACAAACTTTAAAGGACTTCTAAAAGCTGACCTTACGCCTAAGAGTGATGCTCTTAAGTGTCCATCTATTGTTAGCTTTGCAGGATATGCAAACCTTCCAAGTAACTGTAGTGGGTAAAAAGCACTTCTTACTATGCCGAATGCTCCTTTTTCTATGGAAGATAAAAGTGATTCTTGACCTTTAAATAACAAACCTGGGTCTCCTAAACCTTTAGCTATTGATGCTATCTCTGCACCCATAGGAGTATTTTCATCCCAGAATGTTCCTGGCTTTCCCTCATCAAATGCTTTTCTTGCTTTATCAAATACTTTATCAATACCTTTTTTTTCTATTAATGCTTGTGCTCTAAGTCGTCTTCTCTGTGATGTAGTTTTAATTATTTGCATTACCTCTGGCACTTCAATAGTAAAACCTTTAAATTGATTAATTAATTCTATAGAGTTTCTTATAAATTCTTGTGGTATATCTAGTCCTTCTACTTGTCCACCAAATTGTTTTTGTGTTAATATATCTATTTCATCTACAGGATAAAATTCATCAGTCCTAGATGGTGTAAGAAAGTCTCCTACTTCATCTGAGAACATTCTTTTTTCTTTTTTTAACGCTTCTCCTAAAACTAAATCTATTTCATTATCTGATAGTCCATACAAGTATCTAAGTTGTAAACCACCTTCTGTTCTTACTAATCCATCAAAATATATTTCCTGTGCTTTTGTATACAAACCTTCATCAATAGAATCATAAAAATCTATTAACAACTTGTTTAAACGACTTTCAGGAACTTTAAAAAGATTACCTACTCTTGCAAATATAACAACTGCTTGTTGTGCATTTCTTAAATCCACTTCTCCCATGTTTGCTAATCTAACATCAGTACCATTAATTAATTCTTTAAATGTTCCACCTCTTCTACTTACTGCTTGAATGCTGTCATCTAGTTCTTTATCTCCAAATGCTTTAAATAAATTATCTGATAATACTTTTGCTTGTATTCTAAATTGACCTGTTTTACCTAATGATTCTTTACCAAACACCATGTCTGATACATATTGATTATTAAAACCATCTATTAAACCATCTTTAATAACAGCAGGGTCATTTGCATCAGCTAATGTTTTAGCAAACTTATGATTGAAACCAGAGTTAATTAAATTAAGAAATGTTGGTTGTCCTGCTTTATTACCTTCTACTATTACCCTAGATAATCCATCTAATATATCATCATTGTTTTGCCAGAACTCTGCTACAGAACCACCATCATCAACAAATCTTTTCATTTCTTTTTGTGCACCTGCAAGTACTTCGTCAAATTTATCAGGTATTTTACCTGCAAGACCTACTCCTCTTGCATACATAACAACTGGGTCAGTGTAATACATAGCAGCTATGTTTATAGCTCCACCCATAATTCCTGCTAAACCTTTGTTAGGTTCAAATGATATCTTTGTTAATTCTTCATCTCTTTCATCTTCTAATTCATCTACTAATGTGTTTTTTTGTTCTATAGATATTTCACCTAAATCAAACGCTTGTTCTGCTTGTAATATTTTTAAATCGTATTCTAATTGTTTATCTTCATAAATTACATTTTGTGGTGAGTATCTGCCAGGCATATTACCTGTTACTAAATAACTAGCAAAATCTCCTAAGTTACTTGATACTTGTCCTCTTTCATATCCTTCTCTTAGCTTTCTATTTTCTGCCATAGGTGTAGCTTCAGAAAAAGTATTTAAAAAACTATTTGATGGGTCTACTTCTTCAGTAACAACTTCATACCATGTACTTAAAGCCATACTTATTTTTTCTGTTTCTGTAAGGTCTCTTTTTAAACTGCGTTCTTGTATTTGTATTTCTTCTATTAACTTATCTTTAGTTATATCTATAGCAGCACCTATATCTGTTTTTTGTAAATATGGTTCTCCATCAGCATCTACCATGCCTTGTGATGTAAGCCATGCTTGTGATTGTGCTTTTAAATCAGGTATAGATTCATAAGGAGTATCTAAACCAACAGCATTTAATATTGTTTCTGGCACTGATGCAATGCCTTTACTTAATGTAAATAACAAAGCCTTTGCACGAATACCTGCAGCTTTCCATTCTTGTTGATTATCATTACGACCTTTTTTTTCAAACTCTATTAAGTCTTGTCTTGTCATTCCTTGTTCAGCAAGTATCTCTTCTTCTATTGCAAAATAAGGTAATGCTAATCCATTTACAGCACCTCTTTGTAATAAATCAAATACTGAATTTAATGTCATAAAAGCAGTTTGTGTAAAAAACTTTTCACCTTTATCAAAACCTAAATTTGATTTTGTATTGTCAAAAATCTTTTTATTATCTCTGTGTGTTGTTTGTACTTTTTTTAAAAAATTTAATACTTCGCTAGGTTTACCATTTTGTATATTTACTTGTATTGGTTTAGTAGTTTTATACAATTCATAATACTGTTGTGGAGTAACATCTAACTCTGCTGCTGAAACAACTAACTCGTCCATTTCTAGTGGTGTTAAGTCTTTTAAGTTTTGAAAGTTTTGTGTAAGAGCTTCTACATCTGTATTTGCTTTTGTAGTATCTTTTCTTTTTTTATAAGCATTCCATTCGTCATGCTTTTCGTAGAAGTCTTTGTTCCATTTATTATAAATGTACATTAGAACCTCTGTCTAGTAACTGGAGCTTTTTCCTTAATTAGTTCAATAAGTATTTGTGTATCTGTTCCTTGTGGCAAAGATACAGTTTCTTGCCCAAGGGTATCTGCTAAACCAGATTCATCAGGTCTTTCTGATTGTCTATCAAACATCTCTTCTGGTTGATAATTTAACATTCCACCTGTGTCTATAGCTTCTTGTGCAAGTGGACTTATTGCATTTGCTTGTATATCTAATGCTTTTGATTGCCCTGTTGGGTCACCTTTCATTCTAGGAGGTGCAACTATATCAGCATACGCACCATCAACTTTCATATCTGTGTTTTTACTTTTTCTAACCATCTAAATCTTCTGGTCTTTCTATTTCAAATCCTAAATTTAAATTAATCCATATACCAGGAATTGGTGTTGGAAAAACAATATCTCCTATTGGAAGATTTGCACTAAATGATTCTACATCTTCTTCTAAATCTATATCCCAATCTTCTTGATTTATAATATCAAAAAATTCTTTATTAATATTAGGCAACTGGTCCTCCTGGTAATCCTGGTCCTCCTCCAAGTCCTGCTAACACTGTAGCAATATCTGGTTCTTGTGCAGGTAATTCACCTGGTAAACCTGGTTGTCCTGCTAGTTGTAATTCCTGTTCTGACATTTCTGGTTCTTCTGGTGTGTAATATTTATCTAATATCTTTGACATATTTTGTGGATTTTTTCTTATCTCTATAGCTGCCATAGTTGCTTTAGGGTCTCCTTGTGCAGCTTGTGCCATTAAAGATTCAAACAATACTGTTTCTGCTTTTTCAGAACTTATTCGTTGTTGTATCTTTGTTATATTATCTAAACCATCCATGTTCTCTTGTAATGTTTGTGTATCAATAATACCTTGTTGTTTTAATTGCAACCCTGTAATTATTTTTTGTGGCTCATCAAATCCTGCCATTACACCATAGACTCTTCTAGTTGTATAAAATTCTTTTATGTCAGACTCTGGGGTATAAGATTCTTTATACGCAGTTCCTTTGTGATAACCTGCAATAGGTTTTCTTGTACCACCAAACACTGATTCATCATACTCTAATCTTTTAGCATCTAATTCTTCTATAGCTTCAGCTAATACTTGTTGATACTCTCTAACATGCAATGATGCAGATTGTCCTAGTTCTTCTAATCCTCTACCTGTAACGAAACTGTTAGGTGATTGTCCATCATCAGCTACTGGATAAGCAGCACCAAGCCTTAAGTGTCTTTCAAGTCTATCTACTTGTTGAAATAATTGGTATGGTAAATTATTGACTGGCTTAGACACTTGTGAGCCAGGTGTTAAATAGTTTACAGCAAATCTACCTTTACGATATTTTCCTGATTCTATTTCACCAACAATATTTGTTTCTGTAAATACTGCATCTTCCATAGCAACAGTTCCAAGAATATTAATTTTTGCCATATTAGCCATAAGACCAGTAATGTGTTGAAACTGTGATTGCATTTGGTCAAATGAATATCTTTTAGCTACAACAAAACATGGTCCTGACTTTAATGGATTTTCCATGTAGTCAATAGTTTTTTTATTCTCTGGTAAATATACATAAGTACCTTCTTCAGTCATATACTCTACAACAATTTTTCCATGTCCTGTTGAGTTAGCCCAACTACCCATTCTGTCAGATGAATTATATAAAACAGAATATGGTGATACTTCTTCTTCACCTTGTGTCATTATTATATTTTTAGCTTCTGGGTATTGTTCTGCTAATACTTTATGTGGAACTCTAGTAATAATTGCCATTTCTGTTGGTTGTTGGTCATTACCAAAATATCCTGGATAACAAGTAAATGGGTCTCTTAATTCTGCATAAGGATATGGGTTACCATCTTTATCTCTTTTGTGTTTTATAACCCATACAACAAAACCATAACCTGGCAACCATCTACCAACTTGTGGTAACTGCATGTGTAGTTTTTGGTATTTGTCATACGCCATAACTATGCGTTCTAGTTTTTCAGATTTCTTTTTTGCTCTTTCTGAATCTTTGTCGTTTATAATATCTATTTTTAAATCAGGACTTCTGCCTAATTTTTGTGCAAATCTTTCTAGTGCAGTTAAAAACATATTAGGTGCAGGAAGTTCGTGATATTCTACATTCATAGAATCACCTAACAAAGCACGAACAGCAGCTTCGCCACCATTCATAATGTCTCTAATTCTTGACCTATCTTGTACTTGGTCATTATTGATTGACCTTAAATAATCAATCCTATCAAAAATTTTATCGTTGTCTAAAACCATTTAACTCCAGTTGTCTATATCCATGTTACTAGAAGTATACCCAGTAAAGCTAGGATTATAGTCATATCCTAATTCTGCAAAGCGTTCTTTTTGCATACGCCTAATTGCTCTCATTGGAAACCAACTAGCCATAACTATGTCAGTCTTTGTTCCAATACTTTTGCTCTTGTTTTTTGCAGAACTAAAATATACTAACTGACTTGTATATAAGTTTACCTTTTCTTGAGCTTCAAAGCTAAGATATGGCAAAGAAATATTATTTTCTTGAAACATAGGTCTCATAGCTGTTACACCATAGACTGGGTCAAATTTATTTTTATAGGTCTCATGTCCTTCTAAAAACACACCATGAGTAGATGCAAAATCTCTTATGCTTCTATCTTGTCGTATAGCTTTTTGAAAACCATTTTCCTCTATTACCCAGTGTGAACAATTATATTTCTGCCACCAATCTTTAATAACATTTAATGCTTGTGGTATACCTCCACCTAAACTGTTGTCCATATCTACCATATACAATTTGTTTGATTCACTATCGTATGCCCACAAAAATGCAGCTTGATAACCTGTAGATGCAGGGTCTAGTCCTGCTATTAATCTTGTACCTGGTGGTATCTGTCCTATGTCTCTCTTTTGGTCACGACATTCCTCTATCTCTACTCTGTCA